CACACTTCGGATTTCCCAATCGTGGCAGAGGGCGATTTTTATCCATAAAAAAATCCGCACTCAGGCGGATTCTTCAACGTTGACTACGCAACGGCAGGGCGGTGCTTTTTTCTCTCGACAAGATTAAAGCTAACCGGGCTTGCTCAGTTCAGAAAGTAGACAATTCCTAATTGAGCCAGCTCCCTCACCGAGGGGGTCACATGAGTATCGATATGAGCAAACTGGCTTCAGGCGCAGCGTATGGCGCGTCAGCCGGGACGATTGCCAACGGTCTTCTGACCCGGCTTAGTCCCGATGAGTGGAGCGCTGTAGGCGTCCTGGCCGGTATTCTGGTCGCCCTGCTAACGCTCGGCATCAACTGGTATTACAAACGCAAAGCCACACTGGCGCAGATCAAAGCGCTACAGCGCTGGCCCACCGCGCCCGACCTCACCGAGGAATAACCCATGGCAATGTCAAACTCACTGCGGAACAAGCTGATCGCTGCCGCAGGTGGCGGAGCCATGCTTATCGCTACGGTATTCCTCGGCGGCAAGGATGGTGTAGAGGGGCGAGTGTATGAGCCTTACAAAGATGTGGCTGGTGTATGGACGGTCTGTGACGGCATTACCGGTGCTGGAGTGATTCAAGGTAAGCATTACACAGACCGAGAGTGTGACTCGTTGTTATGGCAGCGTGTTCGCCAGGTTAAGGCGCAGGTTGATCCTCTGGTTAAAGTCCCTCTTGGGGAGTATCAGCGCGCAGCACTGTATTCATTTACATATAACACGGGCGTTTCGTCATTTCGTAATTCAACTCTTCTAAAAAAACTCAACGCAGGCGATCAAGAAGGCGCATGCAACGAGCTACGTCGATGGGTTTATGCCGGCGGAATGAAGTGGAAGGGTTTGATGAACAGGCGAGACATGGAACGGCAGCTTTGTCTTGGTGAATTTGATCATGAATAGACAGTGGCGTGATGTTATTGGCTATGAAGGACACTATAAAGTCAGCTCGCTCGGAGAAGTCGTCGGGCCTAAAGGTGTCATTTTAAAAGGGGCGGTAAATATTCGGGGTTATAAGTATGTTATTTTGAGCAAAAATAACAGACAGGTTAATCGTGTTATTCATCGTCTCGTTGCTAAAGCCTTCCTGAAAAACCCAGAAAATAAAGAAGAAGTCAATCATATCAACGGTATTAAAACCGACAATCGGCTAGATAACCTTGAATGGGCTACGCGTGCCGAAAATATTCAACATGCATATGATACAGGGTTGGCAAAGGCTTCAAAAAGCTTGCTCGGTCGCTTTGGTTCTTCACATCCAAACTACAAAGGCCCGGTTGTGGCGACTTCGCTTCAGGATGGGTCACAAATAGTGATGCGCGGCGTCAAAGAAATCAGAGAGCATGGGTTTGACCAAGGCAATGTGGCCAACTGTCTTAGAGGGAAAAACAAAACCCATAAAGGATACACCTTCGCGAGATGGGCGGAAGGTCCAAATGACATTTAGCTGGCGAACGCTGATTATCGGCCTGCTGCTGGTGGCATTGGTAGTAGTTTGTCGGGTGGCTTATTTCTACCATAGCAAATACGCTGCCGCTGACAGCCTGGCGACTGAACGTCAGCAGACCATTGATGACATGCAGGTGCGCCAGCGTGATGTGGCCGCGCTCGATGCAAAATACACGAAGGAGTTAGCCGATGCTCAGGCGACTATCGATCAGCTGCATGATGACGTTGCTACTGGCAAGCGTCGGTTGCAGCTCAACGCCACCTGCTCGAAACAATCCGCCTCCGGCGCCTCCGGCATGGATGATGCAGCCCGCCCCGGACTTACTGACTCCGCTGAACGGGATTATTTCACCCTCAGAAGTCGAATCGAACTCGCCGGCAAGCAAATAGCCGGCCTGCAGCAGTACATTAACGAGCAGTGTCTGAAGTAAACCAGCCTCGCAATAGCGGGGCTTTTTTTATGCGCCTCGCACGCGCATTTATCAACGTCGAAACCTGACCATTTGAGATGAGCCTTTGGGGAAGTCAGCCAGTGCTGGCGAGCCTCGACGGGCTGACTTCCCCAAAGGTTCATCTCAAAGTAAGGTAAAACGCAAATGAGTCGAGTAATTGCCTGTGTGGCTTCTTTAACCCTGCTGGTCCTGCTGATAGTAGGTCTGTTTTATCCGATGAAAGGTCTGGTTACCCTGTCTGTAACTGCGATTTGGATCCTGTCTCTTCTGGCGCTGCCCATCGCGTTTATCATCATCTGTGTTGCGGCTCTTTATGATTCAGTGAAGACAGAAGACAGCAAAACAAAGCTTGCAACATGTCTGATCAGCTGCGCTAAGAAGCGAAGTGTAATCGGTCGCTTCGCTGGGTGGCTGGAATTCATCGCTATGTCCGTGCTATTGGGTTACGGCGGTTTCATCTTTACAGCTGTCGTTTACGTCCTTTCCTCTCTGCTTATGCGGTTCGCTAGATCGATGGCACGCGATGAGGCAGTAGAGAACGGACTCGCATAATCATTACAGAAGCCACTCACTGAGCGGCTTCGATAATGGCTACGCTCCCGCCTTAGCGTTTGCAAGGAGGTCTATACCGGCCGAATTAATGCGGGTTATATGTGCGCTAACATTCCATTGCGGCCCGTAAACATCAAACTTCATTTCGGTATCGATAAGGCCTTTCTCCCATAAGTATAGGAGGTGGGCATCAAGCGTGGTTTCTGATCCTAACTCTTCAGCCAGCTCTTTATAGCCATCTGATTCGAGCATGAACGGATAGGCGTCCTGAAGCTTTTCCAGAATGGTTTTGATGTGATGCTTTGACAATTCCATATCTTGAACCTTTTGCTGTGTAAGATGCTTATTGCATCAGCATCAATATATATAAATGTGATTAACCAATATAGGTGTTTCATGAGCCGATTAAATGTTGAGATCATCCATCCGGCAAACGCTGACGTAAACGCTGCATTGGCAGAGATTGAGCGCAAATACGCGCGCAAGCCTGTAACGGCTGAAGTGATTGATGAGGTGGAGCGTGAAGCGGCCAGGCTCATTCGTCGCCTGGTAAAAACTAAAGTGACATTCGTTAAAGGATAAAAATGGCAAAGCTCACCGACAAACAAGAGCTGTTTGCCCGTGAGTATTTGTCAGACCTGAACGCAACTCAGGCAGCCAAGCGAGCGGGATACAGCGACAAGACCGCTTACAGCATTGGGCAGGAAAACCTGAAAAAACCTGAGATACAGGATCGCATTGCAGAGCTGAAGGCCGAGCGCAACGAGCGAACGCAGATTAATGCGGATTATGTACTGCGCCGTCTCGTCGAGATTGATGAGATGGACGTTCTCGACATCCTGATGACAAATGGTGAGTTGAAGCCAATAGCGCAATGGCCGAAAGTCTGGCGCACAACGCTATCTGGCATGGACGTCACTGAGATGGCTGGCGATGCTGCCGGGCTGCTGAAGAAAATCAAGTGGCCGGATAAGGTCAAGAACCTCGAGCTGCTTGGTAAGCACGTCACAGTGCAGGCATTCAAAGACAACGTTAAAAACGAACTGGTCGGCCCCAACGGGTTACCGCTGGCCGCGCCTACGTTCGTAGTTAGCTTCGGAGCGGATGATGACGACAGCGGAGAAGAAACTTAGCTTCGCGCCCAAATTCAAACCTCTCTTTAAGCCCATTCGCTACAAGGTATTCCACGGCGGTCGTGGCGGCGCTAAATCATGGGGCATTGCCCGCGCGCTGGTCATCATGGCTGCATCAAAAAAACTCCGCGTTCTCTGTACCCGGGAGGTGCAGAACTCGATCAAGGATTCAGTGCATAAGCTGCTGAAAGACCAGATTGAAATGCTCGGCCTTAACCCGTGGTTTCGCATCACCAACGAGACGATCACCAGCGCCTGCGGCAGCGAGTTCCTGTTCAAGGGGCTGCGCTTCGATCCGCTGGGCATCAAATCGACCGAAGGCGTGGATATCTGCTGGGTGGAAGAGGCTCAGTCTGTCTCTGCCGATTCGTGGGACATCCTGGTGCCGACCATCCGTAAAGAGGGGTCGGAAATCTGGGTGTCGTTTAACCCCGGCGAAGAGAAAGACCCGACTTATCAGCGCTTCGTGGTGAACCCGCCCGACGACAGCATTACGGTTGAGGTGAATTACTACGACAACCCGTATCTACCCGAGACGCTCCGCAAAGAGATGGAGTATTGCAAGCGGGTCGATTACGAGGCGTACGAACACATCTGGCTGGGCAAGCCTAAATCGATATCTGAGGCGGTTATCTTTAAGCAGCGTTACCGCGTTGAGGCGTTCCCGGATGACCTCTGGCAGCAGGCCGATCGGCTGTTCTTTGGTGCTGACTTCGGTTTCGCTAATGACCCGAGCACGCTGATCCGCATGTTCATGCTGGGAGCGAAGCTCTATATCGAATATGAGGCCTATGGCGTTGGCGTAGAGCTCGACGAAATGGCGCAGTTTTACGATTCAGTCCCGGAGGCGCGCCGCTGGCCGATTAAAGCCGACAGCGCGCGACCGGAGACAATCAGCCACATCGGGCGGCAGGGTTTCAGCATTGACGCCGCGGCGAAGTGGAAAGGCAGCGTGGAGGATGGCATCACCTACCTGAAAGGGTTTGAGGAAATCATCATTCACGAGCGTTGCAAGCACACCGCCGACGAGTTCCGGCTCTACTCCTACAAAGTCGACAAGAAGACCAACGAGATTCTCCCGGTCATTGTCGATGCACATAACCACTGCATAGACGCCATACGCTACGGGCTGGACGGTTACATCACCAGCTCAGACAGCCTTGGCACTTGGGCGCAACTTGGCAGAGGCTGAACATGTCCGAAACACAAAACGTGTCGCAGCCTGTACCGACGCGTGACAGCTATGAAAACTTTGTCGCCCGCATGGGCGTTAACGAATCTAACCAGTCTGGCGCTGGCACCTACCGCAACAACTGGACATCGCGCAACAGACTGCTTATTGAGCAGGCTTACCGGTCGTCCTGGCTGGTGGGCGCTGGCGTTGATGCCATTCCCGATGACATGACCCGAAAGGGCGTAACCATCACTTCCAAGCTGAAAGACGGCCGCAAGAAGCAGCTTGATAACGCATGGGATGAGATGGCGCTTTGGGAAGCGCTCAACGACACGCTGAAGTGGGCGCGCCTCTATGGCGGCGCTGTAGGCGTCATCCTGATTGACGGTCAGAACTACTCGACGCCACTTCGCATCGACGCTATCGCACCGGGCGCATTTAAAGGCGTGATGGTGATGGACCGCTGGATGCTTAACGCAACCACTGAGCGGCGCGTAACTGAGCTGGGGCCGGATTTCGGCATGCCTGAATTCTACCGTGTCGTAACTTCGGCAACCGGCATCCCGCCGTGGCGTATTCATCACTCCAGGCTGATCCGCTTCGACGGCATCCCGCTACCTTATCAACAGCGTCTGACCGAAAACGACTGGGGCATGTCGGTGATTGAGCGCTGCTTTGACCGCCTCCTTGCCTTCGACAGCACCACTACGGGTGTGGCGCAACTGATTTACAAAGCTCACTTGCGAACCTATAGCATTGAAGGCCTACGCTCGCTGCTGGCAATGGGCAAAGATAACCCGGCGTTCAAGGCGCTAATGTCGCATATGGACATGATCCGCCAGTATCAGAGCAACGAAGGCATGACGATTATGGACGCCAAAGATAAGTTTGAGGCGCACACCTATTCGTATGCCGGGCTGAGTGATGTGCTGGCGCAGTTTGGTCAGCAGGTGTCCGGAGCGTTCGGTATCCCACTGGTTCGCCTGTTCGGTCAGTCACCTGCAGGCTTCTCTACCGGCGATACCGATCTCGCGAATTATTATGACAACGTGTCGACCCAGCAGGAACGCAAACTCCGCCGCCCGATCCGTAAGCTCTTCGAAGTGCTGCACATGAGCCTGTTTTCCAGCCCGCTACCTGATGATTTCAGCTTCGAGTTTAACGAGCTGTGGCAGACGCCGGACAGCGAGCGCGCCGAAACTGCCAATAAGGTTGTCGATGCGACAGTGAAAGCTGTAGACGCTGGCCTGATGACTGAGAAGGCGGGAGCACAACACCTGCAGGAGACAGCGCGAGTTACCGGCCTGGGCGGAACCATCAGCGACGAGGATATTGATAATGCCAGTGACATCCCGGCGCCGACGGAGGCCGACCTCGATAACGTCGAAACCACCGAACCTGAAGAGGGCAGAGCGCCAGCTCGGAACACAGCTACGACAGATAGCGCGTACGGTGGGCGCAATCGTCGAGGGTTCTTACGATGGCTCAAATGACAGCGTAACGGACATTCTTGAAAGGCTTGATCGATACGCCGACCTGATAGAGCCATGGTCTGAAGCAGTATCAAAGCGCCTGATAGACACGCTGGAGATTGCCGATGATGCGATGTGGCGCGAACGCTCTTACCAGATATCCGCTGGCCTGCGCGACATTATGACCAGCAGTCAGGGGCAGGTGACACGTAGCATCATTGAGGAACAGGTAAAGCTATTCAAGTCTCTACCGATTGAAGCAGCTGATCGCGTTTACGACATCCACAATCAGGCGATTGAGGCCGTCGTGTCCGGCAGGCGCTCCAGTGATCTGAAGAAAGAAATCATGCGCACCGGAGAGGTTACAGAGGCACGGGCGCGAACTATTGCCCGCACCGAGGTTGGCCGGGCATCTACAGCAATCACCCAGGCGCGGGCAACCAGCATGGGTTCTCGCGGCTATATCTGGCGGACAGCCGAAGATAGCGACGTTCGCCACTCTCACGCGCAAATGAACGGCCAGTATGTTGACTGGGCAAAGCCTCCGACTCTGGACGGCATGACCGGCCACGCTGGTCAGTTTCCTAACTGCCGCTGCTATGCGGAGCCTGTCGTACCCGAGGATTAATAATGCAGTACTTCTACACCACCCGCCTCGGCAACACTCGTTTTGAGATGGCCGATGGCTCTCTGCTGTGCAAGGACGTCCCGATCGCCCGCACCGGCGCACAGGTTTACGACGAAAGCGAACTTCCCGGCATCGTTGGTGATGACGATGGCGAGATTGTCGTAACGCGCGATGCTGACGAAGTTTTCAGGCCGGAGACGCTGGCTTCATTCGAAGGCATGGCGTTCACGCTGGGCCACCCGAAAGACATGGTTAATCCCGGCAACTGGCGCGATCACTCTCATGGGCATGTGCAAAACGTTCGGCGCGGCACGGGCGACCAGGCTGACTTAATGCTTGGCGATATTCACATCAAGACAACCGAAGCCATTAACAAGGTGATGGACGGTCAAGACCAGATTTCGATGGGCTACGACGCTGAGTATGAGCAACAAGGCCCGGGTAAAGCGCGGCAACACACAATTATCGGTAACCACTGTGCGAGCGTGCCTAACGGTCGTGCAGGTATTCGTTGTTCAATTGGAGATAGCTCATTCATGACTACCAAAAATCAGGGCTGGTTTAGCCAGCTGAAACGGGCGATTAAAACTAAGGATGCCGATAGCCTGGCTGACCTGGTCGACAACGCGCCATCAGAACTGGTCGAGCCAAGCCTTGATTTGGCGCGGGCAGTAAACATCACCATCAACCCAGCGCAGCCACTGCCCCCAGAGAAAGAGCTGGGCGGCCTGACCACTGATGAAGATGGTGAAGGCGGCGCAGTAACTACCAGCGAGCTGGAGAAGAAAGTGGACGCGCTGGCTATTCTGGTACAGCAGCTGCTTAATCCGACCTCAACCTCTACCGTCGATTCCGATCCGGATGAAGAGGATGAGAAGAAGAAGGCGACGACCGACGCCGCTTATCATCAGGGTGTGGTGTCTCGCGCCGAGCTAATCCTGCCGGGCGTACGGCTGCCGGAAGGTGGCAAACTGGCTGCTTTCAAGCGCTCCACCATGGATGCTGCATTCAGGACACCAGAAGGCCAGGCGTTATTGATGCCACTGGTTGGCGCTTCACCGGACTTTTCCAAAATGCCAAAAGCTACTTTGGATGCGGTATTCGTGTCTGCCAGCGAAATTGCCAAATCGCGCAATAACGTCCCGGCGACAACCGGCCGCTCATCTTTCTACGACGCCTCTAACAAAAACTCACCGGCCGCGCTGAATAAAGCTTTCGCCGCTCACTGGAATAAATAAGGGAAAACCAATGGTTGCTTACCTGTACCGGATGCCAGTAGGCATCGCCGGGGCTATCTCACGCCCGCAAGACCTGACCACCGAGCCGGTTATTCTCAATGCCGCAAACATCTTTAGCCAATACGGTCTGGCTGGCAAAGACAGCGCAGACGGCAAATTTATCCCGCTGGCGGCATCTGATGCCAACACCGTGATTACCGGCCTGTACGTTCTCCCATACCCAACCACGTCAACGCCTGACATGGCGCGACAGGTTGGCGCAAATGCCAACTTCACCGGCGACGTGATGAAGCGCGGCTATATGACCGTGAACATCGGCAGCACCGCTGTCGGCCTGACCAAAGGCGGCACCGTTTATGTGCGCAATGCCAACCCAACCACCGCCAGTCCGCTGGGCGCCATCCTGGGCGCAGCAGTAACCGGCGAAACAGTCGTGCTGCCAAACGCTACTTTCACCGGCGCGGGCGATGCCAATGGCAACGCTGAAATCGCTTACAACATCTAAGGGAATCGCTAAATATGTTTACTTATGACCAAGCCACTGTTGACGGCACTGGCGCTTTCCTGGTCGGCGAGCTTGAGCGTCTCGATCAGACGCTGAACATGCCGCTGGTTGGATATACCTGGTCGCGCGATATTCAGCTGCGCGAAGACGTTTCAATCGCTGACGACATCAGCTCCTTCACCAACTCCTCATTTGCCGCGCCGGGCACGCCTAACCCGAACGGCAAAAACTGGATCGGCAAAGACTCTACCGCCATTGCTGGCCCGAGCGTTGATATCACGAAGCAGGGCTTTCCTCTATCCCTCTGGGGCATGGAGCTTGGCTGGACTCTGCCGGAGCTGGCAGCAGCCGCACAGGTTGGCCGTCCGATCGACACGCAGAAGTACGACGCGATGCAGCTCAAGTGGAACATGGACACTGACGAGCAGGTATATCGTGGCGATACGCAGCTGGGCGTTAAAGGCCTGCTGAACTATAACGGCGTGGTCGTAACGAATGCGGCCAAGACCTTCGCGACCTCTACCGCCGATGAAATGCGTGCTGCGATCAACAAAGTGCTCACTGACGCATGGGCCGCTACAGGTTACACCATCGTGCCGCGTGACCTGCTGATTCCACCAGAGCAGTTCTCTCTGCTGTCCAGCATCATCGTGTCTTCTGCCGGTAATCAGTCATTGCTGACCTACCTGCAGAATAACACCATCGCTTTCCATCAGAACGGCGTGCCGCTGAACATCAAAGCGGTTAAGTGGCTGAAAGGCGCTGGCGTGGGTGGCACCGACCGCATGGTGGCTTACACCAACGATAAGAAATATGTGCGCTTCCCGATGGTTCCGTTGCTGAACGTGCCGGTGCAGTATCGCGGCATCTTCCAGCTGACCACCTACTACGGCAAGCTCGGCGCTGTTGAATCTCCGTACCCAGAAACCATGGCATACGTAGACGGCATTTAACCTGGAATGGCCCCGAAAGGGGCTTAATGGAGATACAAATGGCAAAGAAAAACATCCGCGTCCATACCCCGTTTAAGTTCAGCCACGAAGACGGCACGACTGAAGATTTTGGCGTTGGCGAATACACCGTAGACGACAAAGTTGCCGACCACTGGTTCGTCCAGGCTCACGCTGAAGTCACCGGCAAGGCTAAAACCAACGCCGACGTCAAAGACCTTCAGGCGCAGGTCGACAGCCTGACCACACAGTTGGCTGATAAAGACAAGGTTAACAGCGATCTTCAGGCGCAGGTCGATGAGAAAGACGCGACTATCGCCGAGCTGAATAAGCAACTGGAAGAGCTGAAAGCCCCGGCAGCCGAAGGTGGTGACGATGTCGAGAAACAAAAATCTACCGACAGTAAGTGATTTCCGCCGCGACTTCCCGCAGTTCAGTGACGCCACCAAATATCCCGATCCTGTAATCAGTTTCCGCCTCAATCTCGCTGATGTGCTTATCGACGGTTCCGCCATGGGGGATATGTTTCCCTATCTGGCAGAGCTGTTTGCAGCCCATTACATGGTGCTGCATGCCGCTGATACGGCGGCGGGAGCACTGGGTGGCGCTGGCGGGGCGACAAGTGGCGTTGTTACATCGAAGTCAGTGGATAAAGTAAGCGTGAGCTATGACAACGGTTCAACGCTTAATGCTGACGCGGGATTCTGGAACTTCTCGCGCTACGGCGCGGAGTTCTGGCAGATGCTGCAAATGTTCGGGTATGGCGGTATTCAGCTATGAAATCAGGCCTGACCATTCGCGCTGACACGGCGCAAAGCATTCTGGACGCCCTGAAAACCCTCGCTAACAAGGATGTTCTGGTGGGCATCCCGGAATCAAAAGACGAGCGCGATGATGGCGACATCGGGAATGCGGCGATCGGCTACATCAACGAGAACGGGTCGCCGGCGCAAAATATTCCGCCGCGCCCGCATCTCAAGCCTGGTGTGAAGTCGGTCGAGCAGGATTTCATGCCTCACCTGAAGGCGGCCGCGCAGAAAGCGCTGGATGGTAATGCGCAAGGGGCGGTGACGTCTCTCGACCGCGCCGGAACGGTGGCCGCCAACGGGGTGAAGCGGTACGTCACCATCACCGGATTTACTCCCCTGGCTGACGCCACGATCGCCAACCGCCTCCGCCGGGGGCGCACTGGCAACAAGCCGCTCATCGACACCGGCGAATACCGCCGTTCCATAACGCACGTTGTGAGGGATAAAGATGCCGACACTTGATGTAAGTGACGTTCTGCTGTCGCCTGAATTCCTCGATACAACACTCGTGGTAAAGCGCAATGAGCAGGTGGTAGATGAGGATGGCTTCCCCAAAAACATCACCACAGCAACCCCATTTGGCGGCGTGGTGACGGTTGACCGTTCACTGGAAGCCCGGCGCATGCAGGCCGGTCAGGTGATCACAGGCGCAATCCTGATTGTCACAACCTACCGGCTGAGCAGCGGCAACACCGGCATTGATGCCGACATCGTGACGTATCGCGGCCGCGACTATCGCGTGACCTTTGTTGATCCGTACATGGCTTACGGCGCCGGTTTCGTCCAGGCGCACTGTGAGCTGCAGCCATTTGACGGAGGCCCGCGTGAGTAACAGCAGCACATCAGCCGGGTATCTGAAGCCCGCCAGCGCGCCGCAGGCGTATGACGAAACACTGGAGCGTGAACTGAGCCAGTGGGTGCGGGCATTGTCTGTGCTGCCGGCCGGGATGGTTCGCCCACGCTGGACCGCTACACAGGCAGCGCTTCCTGCTGCCGATGTGAACTGGTGCGGATTCGGCATCATTGGATTTACCGCTGATAACGCTCCGGCATTCGTTCGGCAGACCGATGACAGTAATCAGCTGTGGCGCCATGAGGTGATCGAAACGCTCGCCTCATTTTACGGCCCGCAGAGCCAGTCTATCGCGACGCTGTTCCGTGACGGGCTGACGGTTGAGCAGAATAACGAAACCCTGAAAACCAACGAGCTGTCGCTTGCTGATTACAGTGAACTGACTGCTTTCCCCGAACTCATCAATAACCAGTGGGTGCGCCGGTACGACATCACCGTGCGCCTGCGCCGCAAAGTTATCCGCGATTACGGCATCAAATCTCTGGTCAGCGCGCCAGTATCATTCTTTGGAGATTAACCTATGGCACAGGGCTTACCTGTATCCAACGTTGTGAACGTTGACGTGATCATGTCGCCCACTGCGGCGACGGGTCGTAATTTCGGATCGCTGCTCATTCTCGGCACATCCACTGTCATCCCTGTGTCAGAGCGTATCCGCCTGTATACCGGATCGGAAGATATCGGCACCGACTTTGGCGAAGACAGCCCGGAATATGCAGCCGCGCTGGTGTATTTTTCACAGTCACCACAGCCGACACAGGTTTATGTGGGCCGCTGGGCTAAGACCCTGGCAACGGACGAATCCGGTAGCGTAGAGACACTGGCGCAGGCTATCTCAGCCGTGCTGCAATTCACTAACTGGTATGGTCTGGGCATTGCCGACGACGAAGACCTCACCGCAGCTGAGATTACCGCGACCGCCGCAGCTATTCAGGCATCAAGCCTTAGCCGCGTGTTTGCCGTAACGTCTGACGATTCCGGCATTATCGACTCAGCATCTACCACTGACATCGCCTCAACGCTCAAAGCCGCTGGCTACGGCCGCACCTTTGTTCAGTATTCGACGAAGAGCAAGTATGCGGCGCTGTCTGCATTCGGGCGCGCGTTTACCGTCAATTTCACCGGCAACAACACCACGATCACGCTGAAGTTCAAAACCGAGCCGGGCGTGACGTATGAAACCCTGACCAGCTCACAGGCGGCAGCGGTCGATGCGAAGAATGCCAACGTTTATGTCTACTACGCGAATGACACGGCGATCCTGCAGCAGGGCGTGATGTCGAACGGCGATTTCTTCGATGAACGTCACGGACTGGACTGGCTGCAGAACTACGTGCAGACCAACCTCTTTAACGCGCTGTACACCTCAACCACGAAAATCCCGCAGACAGAGGCCGGTATTACTCGACTTCTGACTGTGGTTGAGCAATCACTCGACCAGGCAGTATCCAATGGTCTTGTCGCGGCTGGAGTGTGGAATGGCGGCGACATTGGCCAGATCACCGCAGGAGACACGCTGACGAAAGGCTATTACGTCTATGCGCAGCCACTTTCCTCTCAGTCACAGGCCGATCGTAAAGCGAGAAAAGCACCGCTGATTCAGGCGGTCATTAAGCTGGCTGGCGCGGTTCATTACGCTGATGTTCAGATTAACGTTGTCCGCTAAGGGGATATAAATGTCGACTTATAGCTTTATTGATGTATCCGCATCCCTTACCGGGCCGACTGGCGTTATCGATCTGGGTTATGGCTCGGCCAACTCGGATGAAGGCATCACCGTCACTATGACGGAAGCCAAAAACACCATGACAACCGGCGCTGATGGTGAAGTGATGCACAGCCTGCACGCAGGTAAATCGGGCACGATCACCATAAACCTGCTGAAAACCTCCCCGCAGAACAAAAAGCTTTCACTGATGTACAACGCGCAAAGCCTGTCTTCATCCCTCTGGGGCAACAACGTAATCGTCATGCGCAATAAGGCGTCTGGTGACATCGTTACCGCGCGCGCAGTGGCATTCCAGCGCCAGCCAGACTGGAACAACCCGAAATTAGCCGGGACCGTCGCGTGGGTATTTGACTGCGGCAAAATCGACGAAATGCTCGGAGAGTTTTAATCCATGGAATTTGAAATTAAAGGCGTGCAGTACCGCACGGCAAAGCTCAGCGTATTCGATCAGCTGAAAGTGTCCCGCAAGCTGCTGCCGGTTCTGGCCGGGGTACTGGCTGACTTTCAGAGTATCAAAGCCGCGGCAGAAGGCGGTGACGTTTATAAGGCGATGGAAACAGCGTTGCCGAAAATCGCTGACTCACTGGCGGACATGTCCGAAGAAGACACCAACGCGATCATCTTCCCCTGCCTGTCTGTAGTTTCCCGTCAGAACGGAAAAAGCTGGGCGCCGGTGATGTCTCAGGGTGCGCTGATGTTCGACGACATCGATCTGATGAGCATGCTGCAGATGGTTGGTCGGGTGGTAGGCGACAGCCTGGGAAATTTTTTGCCCGCACCCCCCGCCAGCGAGACTGCGCCCCCGCCAGCGGCCTGACGCTCGAATCACTTCCTGATGGCGAAGACTTCCTGATGCGCCCGGTAGATGCCGGGTACATCAGCTATTCAGCCCTGAAGGATGGCTCAGTAGATCTGGCTGACATCGCCAGAATGAATGACTGGCTCGACCTGAAAGCAGATAACAACAACCGCATTGAGCGCTGGAGACAGGATAATGAACGCTGAGACTATCAAGGATTTTCTGGTAAGCCTCGGCTTTCAGGTTGATGACGCCGGTTCCCGTAAATTCGATGCCGTGGTTTCCGGCGCGACTGCTCAGGCAGTAAAAATGGGTGTTGCCGTCGAGGCGGCAGCGCTTTCCGTGGTGGCTTTCACCGCAAAGATCGCCAGCGGCCTGGATAATCTCTACTGGGCATCTCAGCGCACCGGCGCCACGGTTGCCGGTATCCAGCAGATTGGCTATGCGGCCAGCCAGATGGGCGGCTCGGTAGATGCAGCCAGAAGCTCACTGGAAAGCCTGGCGCACTTCGTCCGAAACAATCCCGGCGCGGAAGGCTTCCTGAATCGCCTGGGTGTGCAGACGCGTGACGCCAGCGGCAACATGCGTGAGATGGCGTCCATCTTCACAGGCGTCGGCCAGCAGCTGAACAAAATGCCTTACTACCGTGCGAATCAGTATGCGCAGATGCTGGGCATAGATGAAAACACCCTGATGGCTATGCGTCGCGGGATGGGTCAGTTTGGCGCGCAGTATACACAAATGGCGAAAGCCATCGGCTTCAATGCTGACCAGGCGGCCGCCAGCTCCAACCGCTTCATGACCTCACTGCGTGCATTCGGACAAATGGCAGGGATGGCGCGCGACAAGATCGGCTCCAGCCTCGCCGAGGGGCTGTCAGGCTCCATTGACATGCTGCGCAAGCAAATCGCCGACAACTTCCCGAAGATTGAGCAGACGATTACCAGCGGCGTTAAAGGCATCCTGTGGCTGGCTGAGGTAATTGGCCGCGTCGTGTATCGGCTGATACAGGCCGGCGGGGACATCATTCAATGGTGGTCATCGCTGGATAAGTCAACGCAGCGCCTGATCGAAGTGTTTGGCGCGCTCGTTATCGCCTGGCGCATCCTGAACGGTGCGTTCGTGATGTCGCCGATAGGGATGATAACGTCGCTGGGCGTTGCCATTCTCGCGCTGTACGACGATTACAAAACGTGGAAGGAAGGCGGCCAGTCGCTAATCGACTGGAAGAAGTGGGAGCCACAGATCAAAGGCGCCATCAAAGGCGTCGACGATCTGAAAGATGCCGTTATGCGGCTGCTTGGCATTGACCCGCAGACATGGACAGCCAAATGGGACATGAGCAACCTCATGGAAAACCTCGGCGAGCTGTCCAAAATGCTCGACGGGATAGCGCGCCTGCTCAACGCTATTAAAGATGGAAGATGGAAAGATGCCTATGCGATCGGGCGTGAGCTGATAAATCAGGGACAGGGCAACCCGGATGCATTACCTGCCGTCTCCGCCAGCGCGGACAATGCTGCAGAATATATCAAGGATAAAACCGGATTCGACCCGCGCAGCATCGGGGCCGCCATGAAAAGATGGTTCGGAGATAACTCTGTCCAGCCAATGCCGATCGAAGCCGTTGGGCCAGAGCGAATCTATCCGGTAGATGGCCCTGTAGAACAGTATGGGCAGTCTTTCAAGCGGCCTCAGGCGAGTAAGGAAGGAAGTCAGTTGCTGGGGTGGTTGCAACCGATGTTTGGCAAACTGGAGCAGCTGTATCAGCTTCCTGCCGGACTGCTGAAAAGCGTTGCGATCACTGAGTCTGCAGGCAACCCGAATGCAATGTCCGGCGCCGGTGCGCAGGGGCTGTTTCAGCTTATGCCCGGCACGGCTAAGGATTTAGGGCTGCGTGGCAACGAAGCATTCGACCCGGTTAAGTCTGCCCAGGCTGCGGCAAAGTATCTCGCTCAGCTGCTAAAAGCCAATAACGGCGACCTTCCCAAAGCACTCGCATCTTATAACTGGGGGATCGGGAACGTGCAGAAACATGGCATGGCACTGATGCCGGAGGAAACCCGGAATTATATCCCGCGCGTTCTCAGTAATATGCCGGCCAGCGGTGCGCAGATCAGTCAGGAAACCAATATCCATATTCACGGCGTTAACGATCCGAGCCGGGCGGCCAGCGAAGTCGCCGACAAGCAAATGGCCGTGAACTCACGCTTTACACAAGCACTTGGAACGGGGCCGCGCTGATGGACATTCTTTCTACGTTGTTTTCACAGCAGAGCAGAAAAATTGGGCTGGTAGTGCCGGACGTGGTGATCACTGAAAAGCACAGCGACACACTGGAAATCACAGAGCATCCCGTAGAAAAGGATGCTCCAGTTGCTGACCATGCGTTTAAAAGGCCGCCCGAGCTGGTGATGGAAGTAGGCTTTTCTGGCGGGGGTTCGTTGCTGGACTTGCTCGACACGTCATCAATAGGGCTTAGCCTTGGCCTTAGCCCGAAAGAGGTATATCAGCAGCTGATCGACCTGCAGGAAAGCCGTGTCCCGTTTGACGTGGTAACCGGGAAGCGGCTCTACACCAACATGCTGATCCGCGTGCTGGATGTAACGACTGACCGTGCATCGGAAAACGTGTTGATGGCGACGCTGACGCTGCGCGGGGTGATCATCTCTTCAACGCAGACGGTATCTGTGGCGGACAAGGGTGATATGTCGCAGGGCGTGAGCACCTCTGCCGTGCAGAACTCCGGCGTTAAGTCTACGAAACCCACCGCCAGCCAGTCGATTTTGTCGAAGTTATCCGACCTGTTTTAAGGAGACATGATGCAGGCCAGTGAAATCCCCCTGTCACCTGATAACCAGCAGTTTGCCGTGGCGATAAACGGCGTTAACTACTCAATAAAAACGGTGTGGCGTGATGCTGCTGGCTGGGTAATAGATTTGCTCGACAGCAGCGGAGCTGACATAGTGACCGGCGTTCCCCTGGTGACAGGGTCAAATCTGCTGGCGCCGTTTTCCTACCTTGAACTCGGGTTTGGACTCATCGTGCTCTGCGATGATCCGACACAGGACTATCCCACCAAAACCGACCTTGGCATCAGCAGTCACCTCTGGGCTGTAACGGAGTAAACATGTCACAGAACTGGATGCGTCATTTTGAACTGCAGATCCTGTCGGAAAACGGTGAGGGCATCAGCCTGAGTGACTTCAAGGTGACGTTCCGCATTGAGTGGACGGATACCCGCTGGCCTCGCGTTGCGATGGTGAAGGTCTATAACCTTTCCAAAGACACTTGCAGCCGCGTTCTGGGTAAAGAGTTTGCGAAGATTAAGATCATCGCAGGTTATGACGGTATGCCGGTTGAAAATGTCGTCGACAGCAGTGAGCTGTATAAGCCGAAAGAAATTGATCCCTCACAAGTCGGCCAGACGAATGGCACGAACTACGGAGAGATTTTCAGCGGTGAGATTCGCTTTACCGTCACCGGACGCGACAACCCTACCGATACTTGGGTTCTGATTCAGGCGATCGACGGCCATCAGGCATTCATGAATGCCAGCGTGACCACAACGCTCGCGGCCGGTTACACCGTGGCTGATGTTCACGCCGCGGCTATGGACAGCTTCAGCCCCTTTGGCGTGACGAAAGGCATCACGGGCGACACGCCAGCTACCGTATTCCCGCGCGGTCGAGTGATTTACCAGTCAACGCGCGATGTTATGGATAACGTAGCAGCGCAGTGTGGCGCTACCTGGCAGCTCGTTGATGGCCAGGCGCAGATGGTGCCGACCGATAAATACGTTCAGGAAGCGATCGTGCTCAACAGCCAGACCGGCCTGATCGGCATGCCGCAGCAGACAATGGGCGCTGGCGTGAACGTGCGCTGTCTGATAAACCCGAATATCCGACTTAAAGGTCTGGTGCAGATTGATCAGGCGTCGGTGTACCGGGCCATCCTGTCGGCAGACGAGGTTAAAGCTTTGCCGAACAGGGCCAGCGAAGGCAACACAAATGGCAATCTAAGCGTAAATGGAACACTGCAACAGCCTGCAAGTATTGCGGCTGACGGCGTGTATATCGTATCGGCTATAGATTATACTGGCGATACCAGAGGTCAGCCGTGGTACATGGATCTGATGTGCATAGCGCGCGGGTCTGCTGACCTTCAATCGGCAGGCACATTAAACAGGAGTGCTGGAGTGTGAAAGGCAAAGCCATCTTTGCGTTATCAATATTTCTTACTTCCATTGGTGCTACTGCGGACGATCAGGCAAAGCCGTTGATGCAGTGCGGGCCGTTCACTCTTTCATCAAGCTATGATGGGTTTATGCACATCAATAACGTGCGGCCAGAAACTCAAAAGTTCCGCTTCCTTGGCGCAAAAGATGACTATAACAACCTGAGCTACCAGTGGATGGTTCAACGCGCCGATGCGCCAGGCTGGTTTGGTATGGACTACATCAAACGAAATGGCAAAGCCATCCTGAATGTTGAGGCGATCCGCAGCAATATGGATCAGCCAAGAGTGTTTGGCACGTTCGACTGTAAAAAAATAAAGTAACCCCCCAAATTTTAACTAACCCGCTACGGCGGGTTTTTTATTGCCCGGAGTAAACATGTCCGTCAATCCTCAGTCGCTGGCCGGCGGTGAACAGCAGGCAATGAAGGTGTTGTCTGACACTATCTTCTCCATGCTGCGCGTCTCAATGCCAGGCATCATCCAGTCGTTTGATCCTATAGCTTTAACCTGCACAGTCCAGCCCGCCTTAACGGGTCAGGTAGCCGATGCTCTCGGCAATTTCAAATCTGCGCCTCTTCCGCTTCTCGTCGATGTGCCCGTTGTTTTCCCACGTGGTGGTGGGTGCACGCTCACCTTCCCGATTCAGGAAGGTGATGAATGCCTGGTGGTGTTCAGCGACCGCTGTATCGACTTCTGGTGGCAGAACGGTGGTGTGCAGGAACCTGTGGACCCGCGCCAGCATGACCTGTCAGACGCATTCGCCCTGGTGGGGCCGATGTCCCAAGTGCAGAAAATTAGCGCGGTCAATATGAACGCTGTTGAGCTGAGAAGCGATGACGGGGATACCAAAATCAGCCTTAATCCCACATCAGGAACGATAGCGGGCACTGCATCGGGCGGTTTTAACTTCAACGGTCTTCAGATTCTGCCAGACGGTCGCCTGCAACTGGTAGACGGCACCATCGTCGACAAGCACACACATGGCGGCGTTGAGAAAGGCGGCAGCTCGACTAATCCACTCGGGACCTGATTATGCGATACAGACGCGAAGATGACGACGGCGACTACACCTTCGGGCAGGGTAATGATACCTGGCTGATTAACTCACCGGAAACAGTGGCGCAGGCGGTGAAGACGCGTTTCCTGCTGTGGTATGGGCAATGGTTTCTGGACACTACAGAGGGCACGCCGTGGATACAGTCGGTGCTGGGAAAGCAGAAGCCGGAAACCTACAACCTCGCCATCCGCCAGCGCATTCTTGAGACGCAAGGCGTTAACTCTATTAAGTCGTTCGATACGACGCTGAATACCTCATCCCGCCGCGTAGTGTTTACCGCGACGATCGACACTATTTACGGAACGACGACAGTCACAAGCGAGGCGTAATGGCTCTCAATTTAGACACGCTGGGGCTCTCCGCTACGGTGACCGCCTTAGGGATAAGTGCGCCCGATTACCAGACAATCCTGAGCACTATCACCGAATATTTTCAGCAAATTTACGGCACCGACGCTTATCTCCAGCCTGACAGTAAAGACGGGCAGATGGTCGCGCTCGTGGCGCTGGCAGTACACGATGCCAACAACACGGCGATTCAGGTTTACAACTCGTTCTCGCCTTCATCAGGCATGACTGACGCCCTCACACGCAACGTCAAAATTAACGGCATTGCGCGTAAAGCAGCCACTAACTCCACGGTTGACGTTACGCTGACTGGCACGGCCGGAACGACAATCACCAATGGTTCTGTGAAGGATGCCAACGGCATAATCTGGAATCTGCCGGCCAGCGTGACTATTGATGTCAGCGGGTCGGTAACGGTGACGGCAACCTGTGCAAATTCAGGCGCCGTTGCGGCAGTCGCAGGCAGCATCACCAAAATTAACACCCCAACGCGTGGCTGGACGGCGGTATCAAACGCAAGCGCGGCCACAGTGGGAACTGCGGCGGAAACCGATGCCGAGTTGCGCATCCGTCAGGCTCAGAGCGTGGCGATACCTGCTCTGACACCATTTGAGGCCGTAGACGGTGCGATTGCCAACGTAACTGGCGTTACGCGTCATAAGCTTTACGAGAACGATACTGGAGCAGTGGACAGCAATGGCATTCCTGCACACTCAATCGCAGCGATTGTAGATGGTGGTGATGCGACGTCCATAGCTCAGATCATTCGTGGGAAGAAAGGTCAGGGTGTCAGCACTTACGGATCGACCACTGTCGCTGTATCGGACAAATATGATAACCCGCATGCAATCAGCTTCTCGCGCTCAACCAATATCCCAATATATGTCGCCATAACGCTGAAAGTTTTCACCGGTTACACGACACAGATTGGCGAGCAGATTAAGCAGGCGATAGCTGATTATATCAACAGCCTGACGATAGGCGATGACGTCCTGTTAAGCCGCATCTACTCACCGGCAAACCTCGGTGTCGTGAGCGGCGGCAACGCGAAATACTACGACATTAACGCCCTGACCATTGGCAAGTCTGCCAGCTCGCAGGCGGCGGCAAATATCGTTATAGCCTTCAATGAATCTGCATCATGCAGCCCAGCAAATATCGCGCTCACGGTGACGTCATGAGCAAATATACCGACCTGATTACAAACTACCACAGAGGAAAGCCTCTTTTTGTCGATCACGTCGACCTGTCAACGCAGCCGCTTATTGACACCTCTACAGCCCTGCAGAATCTGCTCACCGCCTTCGATATCGACAGCGCGATCGGCGTGCAGCTGGATGTGCTGGGTGAATGGATAGGGCGAACCAGAATCGTCAGCCAGCCAATCAGCGGCGTTTACTTTTCGTTTGATACCGATGGTCTGGGCTGGGACCAGGGCGTCTGGCAGGGTCCGTATGACCCGGATGCCGGCTTCACCAGCCTGAGCGATGACACTTATCGAATCGTTCTGAAAGCTAAGATCGCCATCAACAGCTGGGACGGGCAAAACGATTCGCTGCCAGCAATTCTGGAAACTGCGCTCGAAGGTTCCGGCCTGAAAATGCAGATCGTAGATAACCAGGATATGACCATATCCGTATGGGTTTTCCCTGAGGAAGATATTTCACTGGTCTCAAAAGAGCTTCTGGCAGCAATCAAGCAAGGCTATCTGACAGTAAAAGCAGCTGGTGTATGGGCTGGGGATATTCAAACGCCATCGATCGAGACGCCATCAGAAGGCACTCGATTTTTTGGCTTCGACATGGATAACGAATACATCGCCGGATTTGAAGAGGGCGCATGGGAGAAAACACTTTAATGGCTACCAATAATTTTAAACCCTTTGGCATTGGCGCCGGGGCAAACGTAACGAGCCAGTCAGACTATGAAGCGCTGGCAGCGCTGCTAACCGGCTTTCAGAGCGGTAAAGCCTCCTCAGCGCAGATAAATAAAGCACTACGCCAGAGCACGGTTATGGCATCAATTCTTGCGCAGTTCATCTCGGACTCAGCTGGTGTTGATGTTCTGGATAATGGGAATACGGCTTCCATTCTTGCGAACCTTAAATCAGGCATGACAGCGCTTACACCGGGCCGCCTTCTGAACGTTCAGGTTTTCTACAACTCCGGTACATATACCGCAACGCCTGGCACAAAAAAAGTAATCGTTGAAATGGTTGGAGGCGGTGCCGGAAGTGCGGGCTCGCGAGCTGCTGGGTCCGGACAAGTCGCGATTGGCGGGGCAGGCGGTGCCGGTTCTTATGCTAAAGGATCATTCACTCAAAACTTTAATGGCGTACAAGTTACAGTAGGCACAAAAGGAGCAGGCGGAACCGTAAGCGGACCTTACGCTTCAGATGGTGGCACATCCTCATTTGGCTCTCTGATTTCCGCCGCGGGAGGCGCGGCAGGGCAACCAGCAGGCCCTACTAGCAGCTTTCCGTTTTCCACAGTAGCAGCTGCTGTTTCAGCAGGAGCTAATGGCGCTAATATCATTGGTACTCCCGGGCAGGGAGCGTCAGCATCAATTGCAGTCAACGCATCAGTTGTGATTGAAAGCCCCGGAGGGTCTTCGCAATTTGGCGCGGGTGGTTTCATCACGGCCTTCAATGCCAAAGGAATTAATGGCTCGGGTTATGGATCTGGCGGTGGGCCATCAAAAGTGAATTCTGGTAGTGCAGCTGTGGCAGGCGGTGATGGCTCGCAGGGTCTTGTTATTGTTTGGGAGTATGCATAATGAAATCGTGGGCAATAATTAAGGATGGAGTGGTAATTAACACCTTTTTATGGGATGGAGAAGGCGTCTATCAACATGAAGAAGGAACCACGCTGGTTGAATATGATGATAGCAATATTGCGGGGCCAGGCTATCTCTATGATGGAAAGTCATTTTCACGACCACCATTAACAGATGAAGAGCAGGCTATCATTGATAAGCAGAACATCGAATCTGTTAGCGCCATGAAACAGCGCCTAATAGATGAAGCCACGCTGAATATTTCGATTCTTCAGGATGCAGTTGACATGGAAATGGCCACGGATGACGAAAAAGCAAGCTTGAGCAGCTGGAAGAAATACAGAGTATTGCTTAACAGGGTTGACGTTTCAGGTAAAAACATCTCCTGGCCGAGCAAGCCTTGATAATAATGGCAGGATTTACCCTGCCATTTCTTAATTTCAATCTTTGATAAACCGCAATCTATCAGTAACTTTAATAATAGTGCAGTCTTTGGAGCATGAGTTACCGTCAGTACTTAAAACTGAGGCACCCGTGCCTGCATTGCTGATCCTGAAGTTATATCCCATTTCCTTTCTTACAGAGTCAGCAAGTCCAGATATGGCCCATGCTATCTGTATTGATGGCGCGCCAATCTCATCATATTTAGTTGGAGAGAATACATTCCATTCAGGGTTGGATATATCGAACATCAAATATCCAGTATAATCTTTAGTTATCTTATCTTTTATGGCTGCTTTTAAAACTATTGATTCCTGGTCGTACTGCCTAACGAAATTTGTATATATAAAGCTAGCGCAGCTGAACACTGCATAGGCAGCGGCAACAGACAGGGCTACACTTCTGAAGTTAAACCTGTTCGTGAAACTTGCCATTCCGAACGCCATGACAACTCCGATACAGAGTTCAAGACTTACCAGAGAACGGTAAGATACCCAACTCTCAGCTATTATAAGATTTGGCGAGAAGCTCCCAATGATGATTATTATTGCTAACGCTGCCTTCTTAAATCCATCATTCTGTAGGCCTACAAATATCAAAGAAACGACAAATAAAACCAGTGACAGGTTAAAGTAAAGTGGCGAGTGAAAGATAGAGTAGTTTGAAATGGCATCGTGGAATGGTTTATCAAAAAACCAAGATGCCTTTTCCTCAATGGAGTTAGCTAAAGCGCTTCTGGCGAAAGTTTCACCATATACAGCGGTCGGTATAACTTTTGAGAAAGCCAGTGAAGCAACCATTCCCAAAGCCATCATGATCGCATTCTTAATGATCTTTTTATACTCAATAGATTTGTTGTTAAGACAGTTGTCTATCAACATAAAGAAAGAGAAAGCCATTCCTGTAGGCTGATATATTGCAAAGGCGAAAAATAGAAGAAAGAGAGAAACAAAAAATCTAATCGCTGGCTTCAAATTTTTGCAATAGTTGAGCGTCGAGTATGATGCCCCACAAAAAAGAATGGATGCGACATACGGGAAGCAGGTCGCCCAGGCACCAAAAAGAGCGATAGAAGGAAGGCAGCACAGCAGAACTGGCGTAGCACACCAGGCAATCACCCCTCCAGGGAACTGAGCTTTCTTTAAAAAGAAATATAAATAACACCCCAGAGATATTATACTCAATACCGAAAATATTCTGAATATAGTGAAGTCTGATGTCGTTTCTATGAAGTGCTGAGCAACATAACGCAGGGCTGCATACAATGGCCTTCCGGACATCACATCCCACTTGATAAAATCGGTATGGGATAGGTTAGCTGCGAAATAAGTCGAGTAATCATCGGAAAAACCATATACCCCAATGTATGAAGGGCTGTAGGCTCCAAGCAGCGCAACAACTATCAATATTAATGCAAATATATCGCTTTTATTTGAATTCAATTCATTGTTCATTTTTTTAATTCATGCGTCCTAGGAGATGTGAAAGATTTTGGCGAGTCCATTCATGATGGAGCATCATGATGTCACCCATGAAATGACATCTCAACAAAAAACTTTGGCGCTATGGATTGCCACTATTGGGTAGCGCCCATCTGAGCGGGCTACGGGGTGGGCATGGTGAAGGTAGCCAGGCCACATGCGTGCAGCAAACCGGTGAGACAGATTTGGGACACACAAAGGCTTGTGGCCTTTTCCAGGCCTTTGCATGTTTTCGCATCGTGGGACGTGTGAGCGCGTCAGGATGCGGTAAGTTACTGAGTTAAATGGTAGTTCTTAGAATTCGTAATGCGAAGGTCGCAGGTTCGACTCCTGTTTCCGGCACCAGTTCACACTCTCCCCAGCGCTTCCCGAATCAAAAAACCTCATATCCTGTAGTTTCTGACCCCCCCTCGCTTCTCCTCTGTTAGCAACCCGGTTTAGCCGCAATCCATGATCAATCCTTCATATCCCAACCATCTGCCTCCCTGAAAGCCTGCAGCGTTAAGCCGTGCTTTGCCTGTCAGACAGAGGCTGGCGATCGGAGCACGCGAGAGCAGGTCTGGCACCGGCTGCGCCTGCGCATCGGGTAGCGAACATTCTTTTGCCCAGCAGGGATGATGGCTTATTGAGCGACCCGATGCGGGTGCGATGGATAAAGGTTATATCCGGCTAAGATTATTTTGAATCGAGGTGGCTAAATAATAAGGCAGCGTTGTATTTTTCCGTGGAAGTTATTTTCCGAAGATATGCGGCATCCGCTGGGATTTATAGCTACAGAAAAGTCATATTTGTAATTGCAGTGATGGGAGTGCAGGTGCTGCTTTATATTTTGCATAAATAAAATGCTGCAAGAGAAGGGTGGGTGCCAACCTCTTTCCTGCCAGCAGGGAGCCTGAAATAAAATATCTTATCAATATTATTTAAGAGTTATGGGGATGTTTTTTGCATGCCATCAGGGAGCGAATCCACTTTTTTGCTGGTAATGTGAAGGGGGTTGTTTCTGGCTGGGATTGCTGTCATTTTTTGATTAACCCTATGTAAATGAATGATTTTATTCTATGTGGCCTGGCTGGGCATATGCCTCTGGAATAGTTTGTGTGATTATTATTTGCCTGGTTCTTATTTTAGTTACTCTAATTTTCGCCGTTATTTAAAAGTCAGGCTTAGGGTGTATATTCACCTGTTATATTACTCTTTAATAGATGATTTATCTGGTGTGACGCCACTGCTTTGCATTGTGAAATGGGTTTCTAATGCTTTCAGGTGTATTGTTCTATTTTTACGCTGAGCCTTATATTTCCTTATTGATGTTTGCAGAGATGAAAAATTATAATAATCGCCACTCACTCACTTATTGGTTTTTTAATCAGGCAGTGCATCGACCTTATTGCGCGCCCTGTTAATCAGTCGTGCTCTACACCAGGGAAAGTTAATAATGATAAAGTGCCAGGGAGCGCTATTGCGCAGGGCGTTAACTCTTTTATTTACGGGAGGGCTGTGTATTTCAGTCGGGGCTGATGCGGCACCGGCGCAGGCAAGTTCCCCGCAGCGGGCAGCTTCAGCTATTGATGCTCTGGAGCAGCAGCGTCAGCAGGAGCGCGAGCGCGCCCTGCTTGAGCAGAACAGGCCGCAGGCCGATACGCGGCTTACCCGTCCTGAAGTTATGCTGCCGGATTATCCGGCTGATGAGTCCCCTTGCTTTACCATCAACCGGTTCACCCTGGCTGGCGAGTCGGCCGATCGCTTTCAGTGGGCGCTTGAGGCGGCAGCAGATGCCAGAGGCCGCTGCCTGGGGGAGCAGGGCATCGTGCTTGCCATCAATAAAGTGCAGAACGCCATACTGGCCAAAGGCTACGTCACGACCCGCGTGATGGCGCAGGAGCAGGATCTGACCAAAGGTGTGTTGACGCTGACGCTGCAGCCTGGCCGTATTGGAGAGATCCGCTTTGAGGAACCGGTCTCCTGGCGCGGCCGGCTGTGGAACGCCATTCCGTCCTCACGCGGCGATATTCTTAACCTGCGTGATATCGAGCAGGGGCTGGAGAACTTCAGACGAGTACCCAGCGCCAGTGTCGACATCAAAATCGTACCCGGCGCCAGGGAAGCCACCAGTGACCTGCAGGTCAACTGGCACGAGGGGCGGCCGGTGCGGCTCAGTCTTGGTCTGGACGACAGCGGATCCAGAAGTACCGGACGCTATCTGGGCTCGGCCACGCTCGCTATCGATGCCCCTTTTGCGCAGAATGATCTCTTCTACGCCAACATCGGCAAGGATCTGTTTCAGCACGGGCCGTCTGGCAACCGTTCGCATACGAT